GGTGGAGATGCTTGTCAAGGGCTTAGAAGTTTTGGGGATGAAGTATGAGGAGCGGACAGAACCTTGGAACGGGGCTTGTGGTGTTTTCTCTACGATCCTGACTGAAGCGGCTGTACGGTTCCAGAGTGAAACGATCATTGAAACGTTTCCAGCACAGGGGCCGGTTAAGACAGAGATCATCGGCGCTATCAATAAGCTCAAAGAAGATGCTGCCGAGCGCGTGCGCACTGATATGAATTATCAGTTGACTGAGGCGATGCCTGAGTATCGGCCTGAGCATGAGCGGATGCTATTTAACTTAGGGCTATCTGGATCAGCTTTCAAGAAAGTCTATTTTGATCCCGCCTTGGGAAGACAGACCTCTATATATATACCTGCTGAAGATGTGATCATCCCCTATGGGTCTAGTGGGGCTAGAACGGCTGAGCGTGTGACACACGTTATGCGTAAAACAAAGAACGATATACGCAAATTACAAGCGGCTGGATTCTATAGAGATGTGGATCTTGGAGAGCCGGTTGCTATTCATACTGATGTAGAAAAGAAGAAGGCCGAGGAGCAGGGCTACTCTTTGACTGACGATGATCGGTATCAGGTCTATGAAGTACAGATCGATTACGAAATGCCTGGGTATGAAGATGAAGATGAGATTGCCTTACCTTACATCGTGTCGATAGATGCCGGAACGGGTAAGGTTTTGTCAATCTATCGTAACTACGATGAAGAAGATGTGATGCGCTTGAAGCGTCAGCATATGGTGCAGTATGACTATGTTCCAGGTTTTGGTGCTTATGGATTTGGCTACATACATTTGATTGGCGGATATGCACGGGCTGGTACATCACTGATTCGTCAGTTGATCGATGCCGGTACGTTGAGCAATCTTCCTGGCGGGTTGAAGTCGCGTGGTTTGCGAGTGAAGGGTGACGATACACCGATCTCTCCTGGCGAGTTTAGGGATGTGGATGTTCCTAGCGGGTCGATCAAAGACAACATCATGGCTTTGCCTTATAAGGAACCGAGTCAAGTATTGGCAGGTTTGTTAGAGCGCATCACTGATGAGGGTCGTAGATTGGGATCTATTGCTGATATGAAGGTCAGCGATATGAGTGCAAATGCTCCAGTGGGTACTACGCTGGCTTTGCTTGAGCGGCAGTTAAAAACGATGTCTGCTGTGCAGGCCCGTGTGCATTTCTCAATGAAGCAGGAATTCAAAATCCTGAAGAGCATTATTCGTGACTATGCTCCCAAAGAATATGAGTACGACCCTGAGAGCGGGAACCGTAAAGCCAAGCAAGAAGACTATGACATGGTGGAAGTAATTCCAGTGTCAGACCCTAACTCTGCAACGATGGCCCAGCGGATCATGCAGTATCAGGCGATCATTCAGCTGTCGCAGCAGGCTCCGCAGATTTACAACTTGCCTCAGTTGCATCGTCAGATGATTGAGGTGCTGGGTGTAAAGAATGCAGATAAGCTAGTTCCCACTAAGGACGATCAGAAACCACGGGATCCGATCAGCGAGAACATGGCTTTCTTGCGAGGCGAACCGACAAAGGCATTTATTTACCAAGACCAAGATGCCCACATCATGGCGCACCAATCGTTCATGCAAGACCCAATGATTGCGGCGACTATTGGTCAGAACCCAATGGCCCAGCAGATGCAGGCTGCGATCATGGCTCACATCGCAGAACACTTGGCCTTCAAATATCGCAAGGATGTTGAAGAGCAAGTCGGTGTTCCGCTGCCTAACCCAGATGCTGATTTGCCGGAAGACGTTGAAGTGCAATTGTCTCGCTTGGTGGCTCAAGGCTCACAGCAGCTTATGCAGGCAAACCAAGCCAAGGGTCAACAGCAGCAAGCTGAGCAAGCCGCAAAAGATCCTTTGGTACAGATGCAGCAAACTGAGTTGGAGATCAAGAAGGCCGATGTGCAACGCAAGACGCAGAAGGATCAGATTGATTCCCAGATTGCAATGCAGAAGTTGCAGCTTGAGAAAGAGCGAATCGATGGCGACATCGCAAAAGAGATGAAACGAATCCAATCCCAAGAGTTGCAGGCCAAAGCACGCATTCAGTCAGACATGACTATTCGGCAATTGGAATCAATGAAGGGTAAAGAGTAATGGATGTAAAACTGGCAGATGTTTTGAACAAGAAGATTCAAGAACACATTAATCAACATCTAGGAGTGCTGAGTGATGGCGTAGCTAAAGACTATGCCCATTACAAAGAGCTGTGCGGAGCAATCCGAGGTCTGCAAACCGCACAGATGGAAATCAATGACCTTGTGCGGAAACTAAAGGATGATGAAGATGACTGAGTTTGATGTTCAAGCCGTAGATTTGTCGGGCATTTTGAATGCTTCGGCGGATGAAAAGGCAAAACAGGTGCCAGATCCAGCTACATACCACTTGTTATGTGTCCTGCCGGACATTGATGATGAGTATGAAAGCGGTTTGGTGAAGGCTGGGCAGACCATGCACTATGAAGAGTTACTGTCACCAGTGCTTTTTGTCGTAAAAATGGGGCCAGATGCCTTCAAAGACGAGAAGCGATTCCCTTCTGGGCCTTCCTGCAAGGTGGGAGACTTTGTGTTGGTTCGACCCAACACTGGTACTCGCATCAAAATCCACGGAAAAGAGTTCCGAATCATCAATGATGACTCCGTTGAGGCTGTTGTGCAAGATCCCCGTGGCGTAACACGGGTGTAAGGAGCAAAAATGGATAAAACCGAGTACAAATTCCCTGATGAGGCTGATAAAAAGGCCAAAAAGGGTGATGAAGAGCAGGAAATCAAAATTGAAATTGAAGCCGAGGGGGAATCCGAGGTAGAAATTGTCGATGACACGCCCAAAAACAGCAAAAAGATGGAGGAACCTCCTAAAGATGCTGATGAAGAGGAGCTTTCGCAGTACGGCGAGAAGGTCAGACGGCGTATTCAGCACCTACAAAAGGGCTATCACGAGGAAAAACGGCGTACCGAACAGGCTTTGAAGGAGAGAGAAGAGGCTATTCGGGTGGCTCAAACCATCGTTGAAGAGAACAAAAAGCTCAAAGGATCTCTCAATCAGGGGCAGAATGCTCTGCTGGAGCAGGCCAAAAAGTCTGTTGCTGCGGAGATGGAAGAGGCCCGCCGAAAGTACAAAGAAGCGTATGAAGCTGGGGATTCTGAAGCCTTGGTAGACGCGCAGGAAAATTTGACATCCACCAAGATAAAACTTGACCGGGTGAACAATTTTAAGCCTGCCTCTTTACAAGAAGAAGAAACTTCGGTAACAATACCGCAAAGTTCGGCTCCCACGGATCCCAAAGCGGAGAAGTGGAGAGAATCGAATCTTTGGTTTGGGTCGGACGATGAGATGACTGGCTTTGCGCTTGTACTCCACAACAAGCTAGTCAAAAATGGAGTGGATCCGACTTCAGATGATTACTACGAGAAGGTAAATTCTCGTATGCGCCAAGTGTTCCCAGATGCCTTCGAGTCTGAGGAGCCCGCTGAGAAGCCTGAAAAGGAAGAACGGCGAACCAAATCGAATGTGGTTGCGCCAGCAACGAGAAGCTCTTCCCCTAAAAAGGTCGTGCTAACTCAAACCCAAGTAAATATCGCCAAACGTCTAGGTGTTCCTTTGGAACTCTATGCGCGTAAGGTTGCGGAACAAATGAGGACTTAAAAATGACAGATGCAGTACAACCTCGCGCTAAGCGGGAAACCGAAAGCCGTGCAGAAGCAGAGCGTCCCCGTAAATGGGCACCTCCCCAACTTCTACCTGATCCTCATCCAGAGGCTGGGTATGCGTTCCGTTGGATCCGCTTAAGCACACTTGGTACTTCAGATGCTCTGAATATTTCCTCGAAACTCCGTGAAGGATGGGAGCCAGTAAAAGCGTCAGAACACCCCGAAATTCGTTTGATGGGCGGACAAGCTAACCGCTTCCCAGACAGTATTGAGATCGGTGGATTGTTGCTTTGCAAAACCCCAGTGGAATTTACTGTAGATCGTGATGCGTATTTCTCTAATCAAGCAGATGCGCAGATGGCCTCGGTGGACAACACCTTCATGCGAGAAAGTGACCCTCGGATGCCTATGTTCAAAGAGCGTAGCACCAAGGTCGTTTTTGGTAAAGGTCTTTAACTTTTTTGGAGCTTAAAACATGGCTTATCCCACTGTCTCAGCACCTTATGGCCTAAAGCCCATCAATTCAATTGATGGCAAGCCATACGCTGGTGCTTTCCGACAGATTCCCGTTGCTGCTTCTTTTGCTACCGCCATCTTCTTTGGAGATACGGTTCAAATCGACAGCACCGGTTATCTGGTTGTTTCAACTGCCACTAACTCTGGCAACATTGTCGGCGTCTGTGTCGGCGGCTCATACGTAAACTCCAGCGGTCAAACCGTTGAAGGTCAGTATTTGCCTGCCTCTATCAGCACCTCGACCAACCCCGCTTATGCGTATGTGGTTGATGACCAGCAAGCACTTTTCAAAGTGGCTGTTGTGTCTTCTGGCACTACCATGAGTTCCGCAGGTCGTACCGTTGTCGGCACTAACTTGGCTTTGGTTCTCAACGCTGGCAGCACTACCACTGGTAACTCTGCCTTTGCTGTGACCTTGACTGGTGCAGGCACTACCGCCACTATCCCAATCCGTGTGATCGATGTTGTGCCTGAGACTGCTACCGCAGCTGACACTTACACCGAACTGTTGGTGAAAATCAACACTCACCAATATAACAACACCACTGGTGTTTAAGGAGTAAGAAATGGCAATTTCACGCGCACAACTGCTCAAGGAACTGCTCCCTGGCCTGAACGCTTTGTTCGGTTTGGAGTACGCTAAATACGGCGAAGAGCATAAAGAGATCTACGAAACCGAAACCTCGGAACGTAGCTTTGAAGAAGAAACGAAACTGTCTGGTTTCTCTGCTGCACCTGTCAAGAACGAAGGCTCTGCCATCGCTTATGACAATGCTCAGGAAGCATGGACGGCTCGTTACAACCACGAAACCATCGCTATGGGCTTCTCCATCACGGAAGAAGCAGTGGAAGACAACTTGTATGACTCGTTGTCCAGCCGCTACACCAAAGCTCTGGCCCGTGGTATGGCTTACACCAAGCAGGTCAAGGCCGCTTACGTGTTGAACAATGCGTTCAATACCGCAGTGACCTACGGTGACGGCGTTACCTTGTGTAACACCTCTCACCCCTTGATCTCTGGTGGCGTTAACAGCAATCGCCCCTCCACTGGCGCTGACTTGAATGAGACTTCTCTTGAGAATGCCGTCATTCAAATCGCAGGCTGGACGGATGAGCGTGGTTTGTTGATCGCAGCCAAGCCCAAGAAGTTGGTCGTTCCTCCTTCTTTGATGTTCGTTGCTACTCGTCTGTTGGAAACCGAACTCCGTGTCGGCACCACTGACAACGATGTCAACGCATTGAAGAACAATGGTTCGATTCCAGAAGGTTACTGCGTTAACCACTATCTGACCGACACCAACGCTTGGTTCCTGATGACTGACGTACCTAACGGTCTGAAGCACTTCATCCGTACCCCGCTGCAAAACAGCATGGACGGTGACTTCGACACTGGTAACGTTCGTTACAAGGCCCGTGAGCGTTACAGCTTCGGCGTGTCTGACCCCTTGGGCATCTTCGGATCCCCTGGTTCGTCCTGATAAATCCCAGAACGGCAGAGGTAACTGGCCTGCTACTAGGGCTCCTTCGGGAGCCCTTTTTATTTGTTGCACACCATTTAAAAGCATGATATATTGCTTCCAAACCGGGAATCCCGGCGTATCAAACAGTCCCGGCTGACTGTCATGCAAGATTGATACGCTTTAACGCATGGAGAATTGATTATGGGTTTCGCTACTCACCTTGGCCCCTGGCTGTTGGGCACTGTTCGTAACACCACCGGCACCACTGTCGGTACTATTGAAAACTGCGGTGCAACCGTTGTTTCTCAAACCTTCAAAAAGAACTACGCCGGTCAAGCTGCTTCAGCTACCACCGACACCATTGGCGTCCTGCCTGCTGGCGCACAAATCCTAGACATCTATGTTGATACGCTGGTTGCCTTTACCGGCTCCACCGCAGCCAACATGACCCTGGGCGATGGCACAACCGCCAACAAGTATTGGACAACCACCGACATCACCACCGCAGGTCGCTTGGCTACAACCAATGCTGTCTTATCTGCATGGTGTGGGGCCACCTCAACCGCCTCTCCTAACGGGATTGGTATTGGCCCAACCGATGTGAAATTGATTGCAACCTTGACCCCAACGGTTGCCGCAGTTACCGCTGGTACGGTTCAATTTACCGTGGTGTATGTTGTTGCCGACTCTAACGGTTCGCAGTTCCCAGCATCCGCTTAATTGATCCAGGGGGCTTCGGCCCCCGCTTTTCAGGAGATTGATTATGGGTATGCAAACCGATGTAAAAGCCATTTCATTGGCGGCATCTGGTGCTGTGACTGATGCCCGCACTCGTGTGCGAGGAATGGTTATTGAGCCGGGTACTTCAGCCGGTAGTGTTGTCTTAAAAGACGGCGGCTCTTCTGGAACTACTGTGCTGACAATTAACACAACCGCAAATGGCGAGACATTTAATGTTGTGATTCCTGCCGAGGGCGTGCTGTTCACAACAGATGCTTATGCCGCCTTAACAAACGCCAAACTAACGGTGTTCTATGGCTGATAAGAGCTTCAACTTGGTGGGGCGCAAGCTTATGATTGCGATCCCTTGCTATGACGGCAAGGTCAACATCAAGACCTGTTTTGCCATAGCTCAACTCGTCCCCAAGTTGGACAAGATGGGTGTTGTCATTCATTTGGTACACCTGTCTGGATGCTCAATCATCACTAAGGCACGGAACAAGCTGGTATCCAACTTCATGGATTCA